GTTATTAATGTTCATTTTTTGCCTTTTTTAAGTAGGTCCCTTCACATCCTTGTGTTGGGATTTTTAGTTTTAGTCGGTTAGACCAGGTTTTGGTTGGGCTTCTTTCATGTCAGATGTGTAATTAGCCATGTTTAAGATATTTTCTTGTCCTATTTCGGCTTTTAGCATTGTGACAAGTTGTTTTACTGTGAATGATTGTGATTCTTGATTTTTACAGGCCGCGCCGTTGATAAGTTCGCGTGGTGGTTTTTGTTTATCCATTGTGGCAGTTTCTGCTGAGTATGTTCCGGTGATACCTGTTTTGTCGTCGAGATCATACATGTAGAAGAGCATGAATTGAGTTGGGTAGAGTGCAATGTTTGATTCCTTTGAGTCTCCGTTGACGAAGGTTGTGAATAGTCGAATTGCGTCCGCATGATTTTTGCATTCGAAGGGATTGAGGAAACATTGTGCTGTTGTGTCGAATATTGAATAATGTTTTTTAATCATTTTCTTCAAAGCTCCTTTTGAGCATTTTGTTTTGAACTTCTTTAATTGTTGCCTTTTGTGCTAATCGGCCTTTTGTGTTTTCTGATGCGTTTTCTAGTGATTTTCGTTGTCGTTCCTCCTTTATTTTTTCTAGTGATTCCGGGTCGGTTTTCTCGCGTTGTTTGTCGTAATAGCGAGGGATTTTGTGTTTGTATCCATTTTGAGTGATGTAGTCTTTATCGGTATCTGTTTTGAATATGTCGTACCATGTTTTTCCTATGCCTTGGCTCATGCCGATAAATTCAGGTGATAGATTATGTTTGTATATTTCTCCGGTTGTTTCGTCGTAGCCATCGACGAATTCGTATTTGCGGTGGTCTTTCTGTTTTTTCATGCAGTAGCGTGCGACGTAGCCTGCTGATTCGTAAGTTACCTCTCCGATGTTGGCCCAGCCTTTTGACTCTTTAGTTTTTGGGTCTGACCATGTTTTTGTAAGTGTTTTTGACTCCCATAAAGTATTGCCCGATGGGCTGGTTTTAAGGAATTGTTTATCTGGGAAGTCGTACCCAAGTAGTATGATGTGATAATGGGGCCGAGAGTATTTTTCACCGTATTCTCCGCAGTAGAATGTTTTAAATTTTGCGCCGGTCCTTCGGCGCAATCTTTTGATGAATTGGACGACATCTTCCCTATGTACGCCGTGGTCGTGCGGTAGATATTTGTCGTTGAATGTTAAGGTAATGAAGCAGTTGTCTTTGTTTAGTGAGGCGTCGTGCGTTATTCTCAGCGCCCACTCTTTTGCATAGCTTAGTCGACATGAAATACATTTGCCGCAATTTACCTTTTGTGTATTGTCTTCGGTTTCAATGAAACCTTCGGGTTTTTTAAAGACAAGTTTGGTTTTTCGATTTAGTTCAGTTAATCCGAATTTATAGGCTTTCCGTGGATTTGTGCATGCCATGCCATTTTTCCCATATTAGTCGATGAGGTACGTAAAATAATCGATCGAGATAATTATGGTAGGCCTGAATATGTGCGTTCATAACCGTGTGCCGCCGCGCATAGGGCGAGGCATGTTTAGTCGGTGGCCTTTAGCTGCAGTTGCTGTGAATAGGCTGGATGAGCCTTTTTTAGATAATTGTTTACGTTTAGCCATTGTCTTTTTTCCTTGGGTATTTATCAATCAATTTGATTATGAGTATGAGCAGTAATTCGATTATTTTCGTCATGCTCTGCTCCGGTTATAGATTGAAATGCTTTTTTTGTCAAATGCTGTCGGATTTGACGATTTAATTGGGCTTCCAGTTTTTTGCCCATTTTTATCTGATTTTTGAATGATTCTATACGAGCTTGAACTGATTTTCTTTGAAGGTAAAGCTCTGTGTAAGTTGTCATTTTTTTAATCCTTTGGATTGTTGTTTAACTCATTGTATTCGTTAGTTTTTTGTACGTGAACCACTTCGTGGTGTCACTAGGCAGTAATATAACAAGAGTGTTACTGCCTACTGCGGGCATAGTTGGCCCTCGGTACCAGAGCCATGAATGGCTCTGTGTGGCTCTGTGAGCCGTTGTTTTTTCTAACCTTTGGTTAGGGTTGTTTTTTGGTAGAAACGGCCCCAGGTGATCGCTGCGCTTGCCTGGGGCCGTTTTTATTACGCCGTTGGCGTTGGTTCCGGCGCAGGGGCCGGTGTTGGAGTGACGGGTGAACCGTCTTTTTTGAGTCCGTCGTGCACGTCCGGTAGGCCGATGTCGACGAGTTGTGCATGGGATGCGTTTTTAACGTAATCCATGAATTTGGCAGGGCTGTTTTCGAATTTTGCCCGTGTTTGTGATGGTAGTTTTTCAAAGTTTGAATTCGCTTTCGCGATCATGAATTGAGCTTCCTGGAAGTCATAAGATGGGTAGTCGTCGAGTTCTCCAGAGAACTGTGTATTAGCACGTAATAGTCCTTGCATTTCGACGTTTGCGACCATTTTTTTGATTTCTGTGCGGTGATGTTGTTCCACTTTTGATGGACCGCATTTTGTTAATACTTTGATTACCCGTTTACCGTCAGATGACATGACGGTGTATGTTCCGGGTGGTTGTTTGTTGACTTCTTTGTATGGGTCTTGATCTTTTTTTAGCGTTAAGATTTTTCTTTGCATTTTGTTTCTCCTTAGAATTGGACTTTTGGATCGTCTTGGAATTTTTGAAGTTTATTAAGTAAGTTTCCGACAAGGTCGGTGAGTGTTCCAGCTTTTGCACCAATTTCTTGGGCAAAAACTAGCCACTCATCGTTGTTGAGTATTTCTGATTGGATTCGTTGACGTGTTAGTTCATAGGTTGATCCGTGTCTTTCGACGATGGTTTTTAGCATGAGTTCATGCAGTTGTGCAGCCTGGGCCGCGGTTAGTGGAATTTGCGCTTCTGTGAGCGCCGTTTGTTGTATTACATTTAGTAGTTCCTGATTTGTTTTACCAGTTTGTGATGCTTGAAGTGCGGTTTGGCTTGCGCCTGACATTACATTTTGGTGTTGTGCTGGTGCTCCTGCTGGTGTTGAGGCTCCGCCTGATGATAGTGAGAGTATGCGATTGAGACCTGCTGCTTCAAGGTCTGCGGATTCGCGTTGGTGTGCTGTGTTTGACATTCGTTCTTGGAATCGTCTGTTGGTTTTACCTTCCTTTGCGTTAGCTGAGTTTGATAGTGCTGAACCGAGTATCGAAGCGCCGGCCCCTAAAAGGGGGCCAGCTCCGATGGTTTTTGCTGCGCCTGAGAGGAATGATCCGAAGCCCATTAGAAACGGGCCCCCATTCCTGGGATTGAGTACATGTGCATAGGCCGTGCGCATTGTAAATTGCAGTGGACATCAAGAATTAAATGCGGTTCGGCAGGGGTGGCTATAGCCCGAATTATTGGCGTGTCAGATTCGATGAACGTCTGATCGAATGTAGGTAGTGAAGTGAATTCCTGAGTAAGAATCCATGATTCTAGTGATGCTGTAGCGTTAGGTCTAAATAGACCTGTTACCCATGAGGGTTTGTATTTGAGTTCCGCGTAGCGTTCCTGGTAGTTGAAGGTTCGTTCGTTGTCTGGAGTGCCAGTCGATCCTGTATCTGTTGCCGGATCCTGGCAGTATATTTCTTTAGTGAGCGTTGCCTGATCTCCGATATTTTGTAGAACTGGGTATAAGTAGTCATAGCGTGTTGTCCTATCGAACATGCGGTTTAAGCCTTGGGCGTAATCGATCGAAGCGCGTGCCGATACCATGCCGAGGAGTACACCGTGTTCAGTGAATGATTTTGTGAAGCCATTATTTCGGGATATGACGGTGCCGAATGCGCCGAGTGCGCCGACATCGCCGTTTGTGCCATCGTTTGATGTTTGTGGTACTTGAGATATTTCGATTGGTGTTGAGCCGCCGCCGAGAAATTCGGGGCGATAAGTTACGTCTTGGAATTGCGTCCCGAATACACTGTATACGATTTCAGAATAACGAGTGCCCGCACGGGCATCGAGTTCGAGTAAACGTTGAATTCCTTCAGCTTCGCGTAGTTGTAAGATTGTTGCGGCTGTTGCGTTGGTAAGATCAGCGTAGATGCCGGGGAAACCGGGTTTTGTTGGGTCTTCTTCTATGCGGAATACTTCGTTTGCAGTTGATGAATCTAATTCCGAGCTTTTTGCGTATGTTTGAGATGAATTAACTTGAGTCTCATAAGCTGAGAAGTTTGTGTCCGAGAAAGTTTGGTTAGCTTTACCTAGTCCTGTTATTGGTGCACGTGTGCCAAGAGGTAGTGATACTGATGATGTTGAGTCGCCATTTTTTTGTGGTGCGACAAGGCCCGATGTGAAGTAGTCGTGACGCTTTCCGCGTTTTTGAATTGTAAGGTCTGTTGTTGTATCCGGTCCGTCGGCCGTTGACATTGTTACCGTGTCGATAAGGTTTTGATCGCGGAACCATTCGTTGTAGCAGTGTACGTATGCTCTTGCATAAAGTGCATTCCACTCGTAGTCTGGAATTTTTGTTGGGAGAGTTAAGTAATCCGGTAGTGATAATTCGCCATAGCCTGTTGTTGCTGTTGCTGCGATTTTTGGAATTGTATAGTCGATTGAGTCGCCTGGGTCGATTTGTTCTCCGAAGAATTTTCTGGAGTTGTCCCATAGTTGTCGCATTGGAATGAAGAAGAAGTGAGTGTCTAAATACATATCACTCATTAAAGGGTGTAAAGGTGTTGCGAGTCGTCCCGCAAGTGTCATATCCATGTTGAAGGTTTCGCCGGGGTTTACCTCGTCGAAGTAGATGGGATAGATATAATCGAAATCGATTGTTGTGTGTCCGCTATGTGATCGGTCGAAGTTTGCGCGCGGTGCTTGCATAGTTGGTGCGCGTGACATGTCGTAGTTTTGTGATGATGGGTTATTAATGTTCATTTTTTGCCTTTTTTAAGTAGGTCCCTTCACATCCTTGTGTTGGGATTTTTAGTTTTAGTCGGTAA